CTTAGCTTTTATATAAGCTGATCCAACTTTCAGCCCTTTGATAGTTGCGTATTTGTTATTTTTGTTCACTATTCTTATTTTATTATTAGATACTGTCCATTTTACTTTAGTTTTATTGTTCTTTAAATTAATTTTACAAGTCTGGTTAATATAAATAGTCTTTTTTAATGGCACAATACTTACTTTAGATTTTGCAGATGCAGGTATAGTTGGTAGCAGCATCATTGCAGACAATGCAACGCATAAAAACTTTTTCTTCATACGCATTCCTCCTTATTTTAATCTTAATTTAATTAACTCCTCATCATATCCAAGTGCACGTGCGATCTGATCAGTAGTAAATTCCTGGTATTCTAAAAATACTTGATCCGGCACCAGAAGTTCCATAGCAAACAGATCAGCTTCTTTTTCATATTTCGTCGTATTGAATCCGGTATAGGTATCCATGAAGAGGGCATTAGCCTTTTTATGCAGCAACATATGACCTAACTCATGAGCACAAACAAGAATCTGTTCATGTTCTGGAAGAGAATCATCAATATAAATAATGTTATTTCTTTGGAAATACTGATAAAATCCTCTGACACCCTCAAGTGGCACTGGCACAAGGATAACGTTCATTCCCTTGATAATCTCAAAAGGATTTCTTGTTTTATGTTTCTTGACAAGCGAATTTACAATCTTTTTTATGTCCATTCACATCAGTCCTTTTTATATTTTTTAGGTGTGTATTTTTCCTTGTTCTTTTTCTTTGCCATCTCCATACCAATTTCCATTGCATTTAGAATAGACTCGATTGCTTCAGGAGAAGCAGGATCACCATCAAACATTAATCCTTCTTGGGATGTTAGTTTATCTTTTGTTTGCTGTATGATTTTTTCTATTTGTTTGGTGTCTCTTTTATTAAGTTCTGCGGAAGAAGATTTCTTTTCTACTAAATCCGATTTTTCTATTCCGAAATAATTAGCCATCATTTCTATTTTGTCAATTCGTGGATAGGTTCGTGCATGCATCCAGTCTGATACAGTAGACATTTTAAAACCTAAGGTATTGCACATCTCTGTTTGGGTAACATCATTAGCCTTTAGATAGTATTTTATATTTCTAGCCATGACTTCTTTGTTTCCTAAGTCGCTCATTTACCATTGCCTCCTTTCTTAATTTGAATATGCCTATATTATAATGGAGAAACCGAAAAAAATCAATATAAACCGAAAAAAATTCGGAAAAACCGTTGACACTTCGGTTTAACCGTGGTAGTATATAAGAGAACTAAGGAGGTGAGCAAAAGTGAAAACGGAAACTAGATTTCCTAAAGATATGAAAGCGACATTAAAAAGTATCCGTGAAATGCGAGGATACAAGCAAGAAGAAGCCGCTAAATTAATAGGAATAGCGACAGATACACTCAGAAACTACGAACAAGGAAAGTCTTATCCGGATATTCCAGTACTTCGTAAAATAGAGGAAACGTATAATGTACGTTATTCACAGATTATTTTTTTACCGTTAGACTTCGGTTTAACCGAAACTAAATAACCAGGAGGTGAGAAAGACGAAATGATCTTGATCATAATCGGATGTGTTGGAATTATAGCAGGATGCATAGTTACAGGATGTGGAGTGGTAAGAGCAAAAAGAAGCTCCTACACAGACGTGGATGCAATCACATGGTGTTTTGTAGGAGCTAGTATAACTTATATCAGTACTGTTATAACTTCATTTTTACTAAATCATGTATGCCTTTAGAAATGTTTTTTAAATGATCATCGGTATTTTTCCCGCCGGGATATGTATCTGCAAATGGAGAATTTGCACGAATATTAAAAGTAAAAGCATCTTCATAGGTTTTGACAGAGGAATGATATTTCACATGAAAATGTAAATCATCTTTTGTCGTGGCATATCCAACAAGAGGACAACGAATTGCGTAACCTGGAGAAATAATTGCACCAGAGAGACGTGCAAATATATCTTCGCCAAGATCATCATTAAAAATTTCTTTTCCAGAAAATTTATGATCACAAGATATTGAATCAATTGTACATGATGATTGACCAAAATTTTTGATCATGATGTAAACAATGGTGTCTGAATAAATTGAGTAAATTTGAATATTAGGGCGAGTGCTTTCTTCGAGCATCTTATTGTTTTGGCGTAGCGTTTTTACAGAAATAGCTATTGCAATGATACTTGTAATTGTAGAAGCAATAATCCCAGCGATTTCAATTATATCAGACCATGTTATAGAACCTAGAGATTTAATGATATGAGACATATGAAAAACTCCTTTCTTAAAAACTCGGACATGCCAGTGCCCTGTGAATTAAGTATAGGAGATATATGGAAGAAAGACAACAGAATAATAGCAGATGGCTTAATCCTCTGTCCGATACACGAAATTCCTCCCTAAATTGGTTAATCATTAAAAATAGCACTCAATCGGACGGAGACTTAAGCCATCTGAAGAAAGGCAGGTGATAAAGGTGTTCAGGGACAGGCTTAAAAAAGTAATGGCAGATCAAAACATCAATCAAGTAGAGTTGTCCAGAATCTGCGGTGTAAGTAGATCGACCGTCAGTAAGTGGATGTCTGGAGATTCGGAACCAACAAAAGCGAGACGAAATGAGATTGCAGAAGCATTTGATCTTCCAGAGAATTACTTCGAAGAAATAGTAATTCCTAAAAAGAAAATAGAGACGTTAACCCCGAAAGAAGTTGCGTATTTGATGGGAATGGGTGTTCCAACAATCGAAAAAGGACTGATTCAAGGGATTTTTCCATGGGGATATGCAATCCGGACAAGTGAAAAAAAGCACAGGTATTTCATAAATGCAAAAAAGTTTTTTGCAACTGAAATGATAAGCGTTTGAGAAAGGAGCATAAAGATGCATACAGAAACAAAAGCAATGATCTGCACAGCAGCAGTGCTGATCGCAATGGGAATTTTTAAAGAATTAGCAGCAGTGTGTTTGATCACAGCAGTGGTGTTTGAGGAAGGAGTGAAGAAATTTGATAGATAAGAAAGAAAAAAGTGCCCACGGAGCGGCAACTCCATTAGGCACACAATTAAATAGACAAGCAAATTATAACACAGATCAGAAGAAAAGTGAAATCAGAAAAACAGCAGTTGAGATCTTTGATCTATCTTTGCAGCTGCAAGAAATGACAGATGGAACTATAGATTGGCGAGAACCAGGTGTTCCATGTGTACAAGCTGAATATCATGGAGCTGCCGCAGTGCTAAGCGTTAGGATCTGGGAAGATGGTTTTAATGCAGAACAGCAACCAGATTACAGTACAATGCTGTTCTTGGATAATCAGCACTGTATGAACGAAGCAAAGTATCTGAAAGAAAAATTAATGGGATTATTAGAAGAAAGAAGAGGAAATGACAATGGGAAAGATGATTCTGATCAAAACTGATAATGAGGTAAAAGAGCTGGAATATCCAGATGAGGGACTTAAATCATGGAAAAAGTTGAAAGAACACATTGGAAACAGATGTGAGTTAATTGAACACGTACAGCCCAAGAGATTATATACAGAGATCGGTGCAGGAATTGAGATTAAAAATGTGCCGGGATCAAAAGTAAGCATGTTGGTTGATGAAGAATTTTATTTTCACTGTGACAAAACCAAATTAAATAAGATAGCTTC